AAGGGGTTTCTTCTTAAGAGGAACATTTCATCCCTGTGCCAATGGCGTTGCGAAGCCTTCGAACAGCTATCGCATTTACGACAAGCACTCGTGATCCGGATTAATCATCCTGACACGTAAACTTTGCTGCTAGCACCTTTCGGTCTAGACGCTCTGCTTAGATGGAATGCTACTTGGGTTCCGGGGTGATTCCCCGGTCCTCTTACTTGTGCAATGCAGGTAAGTTTCAAACGTACGGCTTTCGCCGAGCATTCGCTGCACGCAAGTGCTACGATTTTTCAAAACTAAGCAAGGAGTTATCATGCCAGTTCATAGTGGATACAGAGTTCGTTCAAGTGGAGGTCTCACGACTGCCGTCTGCAACTTCGTTGTGACGCATCGTGAGGCCCCCACCCAAAACCTTCTGCCCGCTATTGGTATGATCGGCATTGCCGAGACCATGGAGGACTTCGTTACACCGAATTTCCGTTCGTTGGTAGCATCTGGGTCTGTGATAAACAACCCGATGTCCAGGACTAAGGATTCGATTACGCGGAGCCCGGCCAGTTGGAACCGGTATGTCTACAACACTCGCGACAGCGACGACATTCGTGTCGTCCAAGTGAGTGCCGCTCCCATAGGTGAACCAGATTGCTCACAAGATAAGTACGGCATAGACATCGATCGTTTGATATCGTTGGCGTGCACTCGTGCTTTGGGCAATATAGCTCCCCCTGACGCCACTAGTTTGCTCACCCTAGGTGAGTTTGCTGAAACTGTGGCGCTGCTTCGCAACCCGGTGAGCGCTCTTACGAGCGCCTTTCAAAAGCTTATAAAGCTACGGGCCAAGTACTGGAAGTTGAAAGCTGCTGGTCTTAGTGTTAACGCCATCGCGTCGCAGTATCTCGCGGTGATGTTTGGCATGAAGCCACTGCTTAATGACATTCAGATGTTTTGGAATCTCCTTAGTCGTTTTACTCCCCCTCGACGCACAGCACGTGCGCATTTTGAGGAATCAGGGAGCTGGTCTGAACTTAAAGCATACTCTAACCCGTTTGGCCAACCGTTGTTCGGGGAAACCCTTACTAGCGGCACCATGAAGGTGAAAGTTTCTGCTGGCAGTTTGTATCAGTACGAACTTCAGGATGACTACTCGTCAATTTTTGGTGTGCGTCTTTCCGACGTACCTATTGCCGTTTGGCAATTGACGGGGATGTCATTCGTTGTCGACTGGGCTCTTAATGTATCTTCATTCATTAAAGCATTCACACCAGTTGCTGGGGTACATCGCCTTGCCGAGTGGTACACAGTTAGAACTGAGGTTGCGGAAACCATCGAGTTATCGATGCTAACGCACCCCGCAGACCCAACGTGGACCGGCTCTGGTGGTGGCGACACGGTAACGCGAATCATTGAGACTTATTCGCGCTACCCGTGCAATCTGGGCGAGTATGTTGGTCTCCACAGTAATATTGCGTGGAGTCCTACGAAAACCCTCCTTTCTTTGTCTCTATTAACCCAAGCTGTCGCGGTCTGGTCGAAGGGTAAATCTATCCCTCTTCCATTTCACCGCGGCTAACATAGGAGTTGTCTCATGTCGTATACTTACAACACGAAAGTCTTTACCGTCGACCGTCGCTTGCCCGATGTTACGTCGCTGAAAGGCCCGACAAACACGCTCACGAATGCCGATACACTGGCATTCAAACGCGTTATGCCGAAGCCCACCGCGACTTTCAAGGGCGTTGGTCGTCCGACGCTGAAGCGCTCTAAGAGCGTTGTGGTCGATGCTGTGTCTGGACAAACTGCTCCAGCTTCTCTCGAGGTTTCGGGATCCTTGCCCGTCGGTATGACGAGTGCGGAAATCCTGGCCCTTGTTGAGGACCTGGCGGCTGCGATGACTTCGCCGGAAGGCGATGCACTCTTCACGGATCTCAGTATTCCTCAGTCATGAGGCGTCTGTATCCCGTGATAGTGTTACTGGCCGTAATAGCCAGCTGCACATTCATCATTTCAGTCACTTTGGAGAATCGCAATGAATCCCAAAACCAAGGCACGCAAACGCGCACCGACGGTGGCACCACTGGGTCTTACCCAGATGCAAAGACTTTTAACGCAGGACCTGTCCCTGGAGGAGAATCTATCCGCGATCCGGGCTTCTGAATTTCTGGAAGCCGGTAAGATTCGCGAATACCTTCAGTGTTCTGAGCTCTTCACCGAACAGTTGTATGGTGATCCCGGCGAACAACGCCGTTGGGCTCAGCTTGCTTGCTTTCTGAAAAAGTACCCGTTCCAAGACGGTTCATTAGATCCTAAGGCGGCAGCTCTGGAGAAATTCAGGGCCGCCGAACATCGGATGAAACTTGTGAACCGTAAGTTTCGGGCACGACGGTCAGTCAATCGACCGGTTCAGCACCATGAGCACCTCGAGAGGGCTCGGAAGTGGATCCGCAGCGTGATCGGAGAAATTCCCGATCTGCATAGGATTTGGAGCAAGTGTGACTTTGGTCCCGGTGCATCTGTTGGGATACACGGTCAAGCAACACACAAAGCTCGGAAACTTGAGAGCGACGTGTGGACCGTTACCCCGACGTGTATCGAGTACGCGCGTTCAGCCATGATCCATGATCATCACATTTGGGAGCTCCTTGTGGGTTCCCCCGTGTGTTACGACCCTGGTCTCTTCCGAGAGGCCTTCGACGCTAAGACTAAGCTCGTGACTGCTAATAAAATTGTAACGGTTCCGAAAACCGCGATGACCGAAAGGACCATCGCAATAGAACCGCTTCTAAATGGTTACATTCAGAAGGGTGTTGATGAATACATGCGAGAGAAACTTCTCCGTGTGGGAATTGACTTAACATCCCAAGATCGTAACCAGAGACTCGCCCGCATAGGGAGTTTCGTTGAAGCTGTTAACCCGTATGTTACCATTGATCTTAGTGCTGCCAGCGACAGCGTGAGTAAGGAGCTTGTAAAGCTTCTCCTCCCGCCTGACTGGTATGCGTTTCTCAACAACATTCGCTCACCGGAGTATGTTCTTTCCGATGGTACGAGTGAGATTTACGAGAAATTTGCATCAATGGGAAACGGGTTCTGCTTTCCGCTTGAGTCGCTTATTTTCGCGGCTTTCGTGCAGACTGTCTATGTCACCACAGGTGAAAGACCCTGGGATTACGCCGTTTATGGCGATGACATAATCGTACGACAGTCCAGCGCTCTACTACTCAAAGAACTCCTTGAGTATGTTGGATTCCGAATTAATGTCGAGAAGACATTTTGGTTCGGTCCTTTTAAAGAGAGCTGTGGAGCAGATTACTATAATGGTGAAGATGTACGTCCCCTGTACCTGGACTCGCCGGTCGTTGATTTGGCCAGCAAGATCAGTCTCCTTAACGCCCTCACCCGCAAAGGGTTGGGCTACGGAAACCGCCTTTGGACTTATATTTACGAGTCCGTAGGTCACTACCAACTGTATGTTCGACCCTTCCCAGGGCCGGACACCGCGATCGAAGTTCCCATGGATGTCTTCATGAGTTCCCAGTTTGCAAAATACAACCGAGACTTGCAATCTTGGCGTTGGCGTGAGATTACCGTTAGTGGGGTCTCTGACATACGCAGCTTCACAGCTGCATCAGAGATGTACGGGTTGCTCCGCGGAGGTCGCTCGCGCGATTATCACGTGGATTTCACCTATCGTCGTAAGACGAGAACCGTGGTGCGGTGGATTCCTGCCGCACCGGTACGAGTTGTAGGTTAACACTCGTACCTTCGGGCCACTGCCCCCCCTCGTGAGGGTGGTGTGTACCAGAGAGTCGGC